TTCCATTGATAAGAGCCTCCCAGCTCATAACCCAATTTAAAAACTCTGTGTTGTTGGTGTCGGTTCCGTCAGGCATTTCAAACCTCGTACAACTTGTCGTTAATACGCATTGAATTACCGTTAAATCGAACGGGTGTGATGTCGTGGTGTTCGGCGTTGTGCCTGACTAGTAGGATTCCCTGCTGCCAATCTTCGGCTTTTGGTACGGTTGCGCCCTCGTTATTAACGGTGTAGTTAAAGCCAGGAACACCGCCGTCTGTGCGACAGAGTGCGCCAGGTGATGCAGCGGCGACTACACGTTGGCCGAATCGGGTAGCGCGAGTTCTATAAGCAACTTCCATACGGTGTGAGTGACCGTAGATAGTTGAGGTATCTTCTTGGGCTAGATATTTGGCGGCGTTACTTCCACCTTTACCTGCGTTTTGACCATGAGTAACTTTGAGGTTATCTTCGAGCCAATAAGCAGCGTTTGGGTAGCCGTCTACACTTTGCACTCCGAGGTCGTCATATCGTGCGAGGTTTTGAATAGTAAGAACTGGTAATTCATGTCCTGAGTTAGCCCTGCGAAGTCCGAGTAAACTTGCTGCATCGCGTTGAATAGAAGTATCTAGTCGTTGTTCGTGGTTGCCATGTACGACTACGATTTTGCCGTCTTTGCCTATATTAGCGCGAGTTTCAGCAAGGTACGCGTGGTATCTATCAATAGAATCTTGTGTGCGAGTTGCCCAGTCTGCGCGTTGTTCCCAACGGCTTTGTGCTGTCAGGTCTATCATATCGCCAGTGAAAACAACGTTATTAGGCATTAACTCTCTAATTGCTAACTGTGCAAGGGCCATAGCTGTTTCATCGTGGAATGTCTCAGCTCCCCTAAATCCGATTTGCGCATCACCTAGTAAGATACTCAACTGGTAATCTTCGCGGACTGGTTGTCGTCTGCGAGTAGGTCGAACAACCGTAGGTTTTGCATAAGTAATAAAGTTCTCCTCTATTTCCTGCCTCGGTTGTTTTTCCATGTTTCGTGTCCAATATCTTTTAGTTGCTAGTAAGGTGTTGCGTGGGGTTGAGGGCCACTTCTTGCATAATTCATCTAAGCTGTGTGTCTTTATGTACTCTTGTTCCGAGAGGGTGTATTTTGGTTTGCGACCCATAAGATAAAACCGCCCTTTCAGGCGGTGATTACTAGCCTTGAGTAAGAAGCTGTTTGACCGTTACGAGGCAAGCATTTACCCCTGCGACTGCGGCGGCTGCGAGAGCGGCGGTGCTAAGTTCGTTGCTTGCAAGTAGTGCTACTGCAAAGGTTGATACAAATGAGTAAGCAAGTGATTTTGCTACTTTTACCCATTGAGCTTTAGTGACTGGTGATATTGACATGTCTATCTCCTTATTTCTTTAGCCCTAGTCGGGCGATTAGTTTAACTAATATCTCTCCGAGAGAGTTCAGTAAGTTAGTGTCACCGCTTTGTGCGGCTAGTTGAGCTTGTAGGGTTGCTACTTGCTTTTTAAGGTCTGCGTTTTCAGCTTGTAATACAGCGTTTGCTGCTTGAGCATCTTTAAGTTGTAGTTGAAGTGCAGCGATTTGTGCTTTGAGTTCAACGGTAGGGTCTACTGGAGGTACAACAACTGGTGGAGGGGTTACTACTGGTTCGTTGACGTAGAAGTGAATCCAGCCGATTACGCCAGTCCAGTTATGCTGTTGGCGAGTTACAGTGTTAGCAGTGTAGTTCTGTTCGATACCCGTAAAGGCGGTGACTGATACTGATTCGACACACGAAACATGCCCAAAGCCGTTACCCCAAGTTGAACCCCATATTACCCAGTCGCCTACGCTTGGTAGTTGGTTCGGGTTTTTAGGGTCGTTCTTTACCTGAATACAGAGGTCAGGTCGAGTATTCGTAGCTGTAAGAATGTCTTTAGCCCCGTTAGCCCCTTGAATTGGGTAGAGTGAGCCTGTGGTGTCTTGAACTACTTTGTTGAAAAAGCCGACACACTGACCTTTATCTGAGCCGTTTGTACCGACCCATGTTTGCCACATGTATTTTCTTGCTTCGTCTATAAATGCACCCATTTTGAACTCCTTATTTCGCTCTGGCAAATTCGCCAAAGTATTTAATTGCTGCTTCTTTGTAAACTTCGTGAGCTTCTTCTGCTGTATCAAAACTTCCTAGATGTATCTGCTTACCCATAAAACCTATATGTGCATAAAACTTCTTAGTGTCTTTAGGTTGTATAACACCTTTGAATCCTGTTTTGTTGTCAGCTCTCCTTGCAGTATTCATTATGTTTTCTGCATAGGTGCATATTCGGAGGTTTTCTTTGCGATTATCAAAACGTTCACCATTTATGTGGTCAGTTGCAAAGCCTTTTGGTACGTTAGGTATTACAAGCTGGTGCATTCTGAACTTCTTATTACCTATTTTTGTTTTTGGGTATTTGCCGTCAAAAGTCCATGTGTGGTTAAGAATCCACGCAAAATCGGGGCTTACTTTCGCATAGCCAAATCTTGCATTTCTACCAACTGGTACTTCTATGTAGTCTTTCATTATCGTAAGTGGTCTTTAAGCGATAAAAAGATTGCGAGAGCTGAGATTACAAACCCAAATACCCATTGAGATATTTTCAGTTCGGCGCGAGTGACAAAGCGTTTTTCTGAGGCATCTACGAAACTAGCAAACTTGGTATCTTGTGCTTTGAGTAAGTCTTTTATTTCTTTGATGTCGTCTTTCATAGTCGATATGTCATTAACGGCGACTGCCAGCCTTTCATTTTGTTCTTTTGATATTGTGGTCATTTTGGTATTCCTTTATAGACCTATCGGGTAAGCAAATAGCTCTGATTTTGTAGTCGCTCCGAGAATACCTGCTGCTGTGGTAGCGCCAAGTGTGTACATCGTGTAAGTCGCCGCTGCTGCATGTGAGAATCTATCTTCTACATGTACCTGTGTAGCCGTTGTTGCGGCAGATGCTTGGCATGATGTCTGCAATCTTGGGTCTGATGCGGTAGCCGCTAGACCAGTTTGGCTAGTTGATGCTAGGCAAAAATAGCTGATTGTAGTTGACTGAGCATATAGTCCAGTGTTATAGCCAACCAACCAATCACCCGTAGGCACAGTAAATAAAATATCCGTTCTCGCGGCAAAAGTTGCGTTGCTTGCGGTAGCAGACTGTACGCGGTTTAAGAACTTTACAGACCACCGCCCCTTATCACTAACCCACCCATAAGGATTACCCTGTACTGAGTAAGCTACTGAGGTTACACCACCAGAAGTAGGGATAGTACAACCCTCTGGTACTTGTACGGTTGCTACGGTAGTTGATACTGCTTGAACGAGGGCGTAGTCGAGAGTAGATGATGTGCCAGCGTTGCCAAATGGTGAGTCAGCGTTTGTAGCTACAGCAGAACCGTTAGCTGTGAGGTCGTTAGGTGTTGAGGTGTTGAGGTCGGTGATTGCGTTGTTGAATGAGTAGGCTGAGGCTAGTGAGGTTTCTGAACCTGATAGTCCTTGGCTGATTGTTGCAAGGATGTTTGCTTGAGTAACTTTAGCGTTGTAGATAGCTACTTGGGCTATTTTCCCTGGGAAGAATGTGGCGGCGTTTGCTGCACCAACATTCAAGTTTCCTGCTTGTACAAGCGCGGTAGGGTTCGTACCCGCTCTTACGACAGATGCAGGGACATCTTTACCGTCAAACATTACATAAGAAGTCGTGGTTGATGCTGTAAAGGTAGACATATCTAACTGTGCCGTAACATGAATCCACTTATTAAGAGGTACTGATTGGTACGAAAGAACATAGCTAAAGTTGCCAAGACCAGCGTTATATCCAGTAAGGCGTATTTGACCAGTGGCTAATACTTCAAACGCCCAGCCTTGCGTTCCATCAAGTCGGCTAACAATGCCGCCCTGTGCATAACTCGATACTTTTATCCAAGCAGAACATACGAAGTCATCAGTAAAGGTGAGTTTATTAGGTGAAGCCTTAGAGTAATACTGAGTAGTACCATTAAGTGATGTACATTGAGTAGGAGCTGCGACTGTTCGTGTAGTCCTTAGGCGCATACCACTTGATAGGATAGAAGCTACTGTTGAAGCAAAGGTAATGTCGTAGGAGCGGTTGCCGTTGTTAGTGACTGAGCTAACAGCAGGGAGTACGTTTTTAATCCAACCATCGGCTGCGCCTGTGAGGTTAGATAGTTTGGCTTTTTTAAGGGCAGTTGCAGAGGTGTCGTAGGTAAGTACGAAGTCTGCATCTGGGTCTGGGTCAGTGTCTTCTGTTCGTGAGGTTATAAGCGCTTCGTCGTGTGTGCCGTCTTGGTTGTGTTCTACGAGAATACCGTCAATGATGTTATTCGTGTGTTCGGCAGATATAGTGATATAAACGCGAGTAAGTGAACCGGCAGAGTAGTTTTGGTCTGAGTTCGGGCTGTCATCTGCGAGTGTCATAGAACCAATAGTGGTAGCCGAAGTAACCACACCGTTCCAGGTTGTGTACGTTCCTGCTACTTGTGTTGATGAATCACCAGCTACGGTAACGCTGTCTATAGCGAATGTTACGCCTGAACCAGTTGGCCAGTTAGTTGTTGATGCTACGGTAATTGATGTACCGCCAATAGTATGCCCAGGTGCGCTTAGTGTTGTAGCGGTTCCTGGTTTGCCTACATATTTGAACTTGTCGAGTGAACTTGCGCTCATGTTGTTTGACTCCTATGTCCCCAGAAGTTTCCCTCTGGTAATTTTCTTTTATAAGTTATGTAGTAGTGGCAGGGCATGCATAATGTTCTGCAATTACTAAGCTCAAATCTGAGTTCTGGATAATCGGACCATTTCTTTATGTGGTCTACTTGTGCATATTCGGTATACGACTGGCATATTTGGCAAATGCTGTTATCTCTAGAAACAACAAGATTCCTAATCTTCCTGAAAGCTAGCCTTTGTTGCCGATTGGTAATGTTTTCTGTGCTAGAATATTTACTAATACCCCTGTTCCAAGGCACAAATCCTTTGGCAAAATGCGACTTACCGGTATTTCTACATACACCTTTGTGCTTTTTATCATCGGGCAGCTTCCATGTTTTACCCTTGGTATACTTATTTCCTTTTTTAAGTGCGCTGAACTTTGCACTGATTTCTTCTTTACTAGGCACATAGCCATACTTCTTGAATTGTCTTGCATGGTGAGTGCAAAAACCGTGACTATCATGTTTTTTGTTGCATTCACCGAATGAGCATGTGCGATTTTTAGGCACACGCTCATACTTGTCGGTTGTGCCGTGTTTCTTTAGACGCTTATAGTGCATAGTGCATAAAGTCTTAGATATGCATGTTGCTTTTCTTTCACATGTAGGAGTAATACAAATCATGGCTAATCCCCGAGCTTGCGTTTCTCATTAGTTTCGCCAATCGTCTCTACGGCACTCAAAAGGTAGTCACAACCGATAGTTGAGGTTGTAATTTCCCAGTCAAGCTGGTTAATCATCTTGGCGTTAGTCTTTACTTTCTTTGCCCCAATACTCTTTGCAAATGAGTCAACGGTTCCTACGTCGTCGTCGTATTCGTAGTAGTCATAAACCCATGTGTCGTAGCCCGTGAAAGATACGGTTTCAGAAAATACTTCGTTACCAATCGCGCCAGTAACACCGTCTTTGTCGAGTCCGTAAACTGCGATGTTGATGTCGCCTTTTGGAGATAAGAACTTGTAGTATTGTCGGCGGATATTTGCCATAACAAGTCCTGCTGAATCCCACACCAAAGATGAGTAAGCTACGCGCGTGTTAAAAGCTACGCCGTCATCTTCTGTTGCTACGGCGCGAGTGAACTCTAATATTCGGTTGCCTATTAGAGCGCAAAAATGAGTAACACCTGATGAATCTTCATAGAGCCAGAGGTCTTTAATCTCACCAGTAAAAGTCCACCTTAGTACCCACAAGTTTTTGCGAGCAAGGTCGATGTACCAGATTTGATTATTAGTAGATGAATTAACAGGTAGCGCGAAGAAGATTTTATCTTGATACGCTACGCCTACAGCTTTGTCTAAGTAGGCAAGTGAGATAGTTTCCATATCTGGTTGAATAACCTGCGATACGGAGTTAGTTGTAAGGATATTTACAATGTTCTGAGAGGTTCCAGTAGACTTAATATCTACACCAGTTGGATACCACAAAGCGTCACGTTCTTTAACGACAGCGCGAGGTGCGTAAGGGGCTGATTGACCGTTAGCTTCGTAGACGTTGGCATAAACAATCACCTGGTCGCCGTAAGTCAAAGAATCAAAGGTAACGTGGTACATATTCCCTAAACCAGCAGCACCGCGAGCGCCAACAGTAATAACCGGATTTCCCTTACCATCACGAAAACCGTTTACATAATTTAGAGTAGTGTCGCCATTTTCATTGATAGGCGCATAACCGCCACCGTTGAATGGTGAAAAGTCGCCCGTTCCTGGGGCTGAGTACCAGAGTTTATTAGCTGAATCGACACCGAATAATTGTGAGTTGCGTGAATCGTTGTAGAGGTCTACGAGTACAGGGCCGTCTGTAGAGTTGCCTTGTGGGTATAGGGTGAATGGGTCAGCAACAAGATTACCCTCATCTATAAATGAGGTGACATTTCCGACAGTAGTAAGGAGTTGTTCGTTGCCAGATACGTTGCTGACATAGACGTTGTACGAGGTTGCACCAGCGACAGATGACCAGGTGACGGTGACGTATTCAGGCACAGTAGCGGCAAGTCCGCCCCATGCGGTACGTTCTTTAGATACTGAAACAGAGCCAGCAGTTGAAGCTATCGAGGTTCCAACAGCGTTGTTGGCTGCGACCTTGTAGTAGTAAGTAAACGTAGTAGCACCGAGAGCTGTTTTGGTAGCGGTAGGTGCGCCAGGAGTTGATAGGGCGGTATAGGTAACAATAGTCGAAGTCGGCAGGTTGAAGTACGATAATTTATCTGTACCGTTATATATGTATACTTTGTCTTTTGACTGAGTAAAGCGAGTCCATACGGTTGCGGTGTAGGTTCCGCCAATAAGGGTAAATGTACCGCCATCTGTGCGGGTGTAGACTTTGCCAACTCCGCCGACGTTTAGCATGAAGATTTCATACCTTACGCCGTTATACTTGTATTTCCCACGCCCTACGACAGTATCTGAGGGTTGTGTGCCATACGCTACAAGGGATGGGCGAGGGCGAGGTATAGCATCTTGTACCAGCTCCATATTTGTTAAATCGGAGAATGATTTTTGGTTACGGCGTGAGTTAGCCGTAGTAGACATATAGCCCAAAGGCCATTCGGTTTGTTTTATATCAACAGGTTTGCGAGATTTGCGCGAGCTTCTTTGTTTTGTAGAGTTATACATTCTCGGTTCCCCTAATTCGCTTCACGCTAGTAGGGATTGTTCGAGGGTGAGTAATGGTACTTCGGCGATTGGCGGCTTTCATGGCCATGTAAAGGGCGTTTGCTTTTGCGTTTAAGTCTGCGCTTTTGTCTTCATACGAAACATCGTTAAAAGCGATTTCAGCAGCAACTGCCATAGCAAGCCAGTTAGGGTCTGGTATCTCAACGGTTTCGCTGAATAGTGTGTAGTCAGCAGGCTTAAAATACCCACCAACAGTGATAGTCCCGCCGACTAGTTGGGATGTGGCGGTAATGTCATCAACAAATGTAAGTGTCTGAGGATTGATACCTGAGATAAAAACAGGATTAGCTACGAAGTCGCGTAGTTGTGGTTTTAAGAGATTGAAGTCAATGCGCTGGTCATCAGTGGTCGTTACATAGACATCATCAGAGGGGCGTATAAAATCGGTAGCTAGGTTGTATACTTGTGTCGAAGCGGCTACGGGCGCAACTAAATCACGCAGTTCAAAACATGAACTCCAGTTTTCTAGTGGGTCTAAAGCAAACTCATCTTTTTTGCGGTTTATAACGTCTAACCAATAGTTAGCGTCAGCAGAACCCTCAGATGGTGTTTCGTCGTCTATACCACGCAAAACATTGTTTATCCTGGTGAATAGGGCTGACACTAACATTGGTTTGCCCCGATGATGTTAGTTTTTGCATCTTTGCCAAAAGCCTGTATCGCCGCGCCATCATAAGCAAGCGCAGCCGATTCTGCATCTGAGTAAAGCCCGAGGTATTGAGTGCATCTATCAACATTGATGCTTGCCATAAACTTTTTAAGTTTTTTGTGCCAGAATACGCCCTTATAACCTGTGTTATTGCGTTTCTGTAGCCTACGATTTAGAACCTGCTGCCTGTTTGTTGCCCACCGGCAGTTCTTGGGACTATAGTCGCCGTTGTTATCTATTCTATCTAGCGAAGTACCGTTTGGTCGTTCGCCCATATCTTCTAAGAATGTTGCGAAACTTGACCATTCTGGGCAAACTTTTATACCGCGCCCACCATAATTAGCATAGCCAGGGTTTACAGGATTATTGCACCGTTCTCTCATTTGGAGCCAGATAGCATATTGCTTTGATTTGTGCGCTGGTTCGCCTGTAGATAGGTGTATAGGTTGTGAAACTCTGAATAATACGGTTTCTGTATTACCGTACATTGACCACCTGCGGTAGTGCATAGAACACCAGCCCCTACCTTTAGTGGGTTTTTGGCAATTTTCTATGCTACAAGTTTTGGTAGTTGAAGCTTTTAGCGGAGCCGATACGGTCACGATAGTTACCTAGATTGGTACCGGTATCGCGACGGAGCTTCGGCTTATCCTCTTTATTATACCATATTTGGGTTAAAGTTTGGTATAGCTGAGTATGTTTTTGAGTCTGCCGTTATGGGTCTTGCGAGCTGATGATACGGTTGCAAATGAGAAGTTAGACTTTGCGCTTTTGCGAGTACCGGTAGACTTGCGAACAGTTGAGGTTTTCTTAGGTGATTTGACTTTAGTAAGCGTTGCTAGTTTCTTATCGTATTCAGTCTTGTCAATCTCACCCATAGCGAGTTTTGATTTGAGCGAGGCTACATCATAGGCTTGTTTACGGGCAGGGTCTTGCTTGGCTACTTTATTCTTAGCTTCGGTTGTAAGACGGTTCCAAGAGTTTATCGTTTGAGCTTCTTTATCGGTAAGTGCTTGCCCAGCAGAGGCTATTTTGTCACTTTTAAGCCCTGTGAGCATAGCCTTGCGCTGGTCGTAGAGTGCTTTTAGGTTAGGGTCGTTATCTGCAAGTTCTTGCTGTTTAGCGTCTGAGTTTGCGAAGAATCGTTTAGCTTCTGGTGTGCTGAGAGCTGCTTTCATTATCTCATCGCGTGTATCTACATTGGCTGCGCGAGTCTGACCAAGCGTAGAACCATCTGCTGTTTTGAAGTTATCGCTACCACCTTTGAAGTTCTGAGAGTCATAGAATCTAAATGGCAATTCTAAAGCTTGTGAGGCAGTTTGTACGCCTGTCTGTTTCTTTACACCCAAAAGTTTCTTAGTTTCGTCTGGTAGTTTTTGGCCAGCAGCGTTCATTCCCTCACGAATCCAGGGCTGCATGTTACCTTTTACGAGATATGAACCTATCTGCGCCGCGCGTTCTGCGCCTGTAGCACCTTTTTGAACGATAGGTGCGCCAAAGTAGTTTTCATTAGTAGCTATATCACCCACAGCGCGAGCAGGTATAGATAAGAATGATTTGGCGTTTTTACCAGCTTCGTTGATGTTGCCCGTAGCAAGGTTAAATACACCCATGCCTACGTTGCGTGGTACGGTTGCGATACTTGGCAGGAACGGTACGCCAACATATTGCCCATCTTTACCAGGAATGAGCAGCTTATCTTTTTTGCCGTCTGGGTTTTGGTACATGTGTACCCCGTTAGCTGAGTAGTTTATACCGTCCATAGCCGCATAGGTTAGCGCTGCGGCGGCCATAAACTTCATATTGTCGCGGTATTCTATTTTAGTCCAGTTAGTTGGTTTAAGGGCCTGGGCGTTTTTGACCCAAAAGTTAAGCATTGACTCCCTAAATCGTGGCGCAAATAGTAGCGCACCCGAAGCGTCGCGCCCCACTTTAGAGCGTACTGCGTCTTTGGCCATAGTGTTTTTACCAAAGAAGTTAGCTGTAGCTTGTGCGGCTGTTTTGGCTGCTTCATCGGCTGGCATTTTCTTGATTAAACTATCATATACACCCTTAAAGTGGAGAGTTTCGAGGGCTGGCATAAATCTACCAAAAGTGGCGTCATTCGTAAGTTCGTCCCAACCAGTAGCGATTGCCTTAGCCGCTCCCTTGTCTTTGAACGACTCTACAATATCTGCACGAGCCATTTTCATCTGTGGTCGATAATCATAACGAATATCTAAACCGTTTTTGGCCATGTCTTGTAGATATGTCTGGTGGTTTTCAAAGAACTTGTCAGCACCTTTACGGGTCATACCCATATAAAAGGCTTTACCGCCCTGCATAGGGTGTAGTGCCATACCACTTTTCATAAGTTGCATAAACCCAAAGGCGTTTAGTGGAGTGTTCGGTACACCGCCAGAGAGAACGAACGATTGCATAAATGAGTTAAAGCCCTGTGCTTTTTCTAGGGACTTTTCAAAGAATCCACTGGCTTTTTCTGAACCAAATAGTTTATTAAGTTGCTTGGCGACATCGGCTTTGGCGTAGTAAATCATGCCATTATCTTGTAGGCCCTCTGCAATAACAGGCTGCATACCACGCACTGGTTCACTCGAAGATATTACTAAACCGTTACTTTTAAGGCCGTTGAGGTACTTTTGACCAGCAGCAGCTTTTTCAAGTGATGAGTAATACTTAACAAGTGCTTCAGCAGGGTCACGCGTTACAAGTTTCCACTCTGCAAGCGTGTCTGATGTACGGCCTTTTTGTCGAGCAGACGAGCGTTGTAGGAGGTTATATTCAGCGGCGCTCATTTCCTCACCAGTCAGCTTATTAACATACTGACGAGGGTAGTAGCTTTGTTGGTAATTAAGTTTAAGGCCCCTGTCTTTGGTAAACATTTGGTAAGCGCTATCAAACTCGCTGTGTAGATAATCGACTGCGCGTTGAACAGCAGGGTCTTTTGTTCCGAACTTAGGGTCATCTGTCGCAAATATAACTTCGTTCTTCTGTTTTTCAGTAAGATTCCCGAATTGTTCGTTGAACTTCTTGGCGCGGTCTACAGCGTTGAACCTACCCGCTTTTTGGCTACCCAGGTAGTCGTTTGTGAGGTCGATAAACTGCTTTTTTACTGGAGAGTTTGCTTTACCCTCAATACTCTTTAGTTCAACAGGCTTTTCGCTTACATTTGGTAGTTCTTTTTTAGCAATAGATTCGAGCTTCTTGCTGGCTACAGTTCGTTCAAATCGTTGCGGCTTGCCGTTTACTACTTCTATACCTCTTTGAACTTTAGTACCGGAGCCTTTATTAACGGCTTCAGATATAACTACACCAGGCTTAAATGCGCCCTTATCGGCTTCTTTAAGAAGTGAGGCTACTTCTGGGTTAGCTTGGTCGTTGTAGGCTTTTTGAAATTCTCCCTCTGCTTTACCAGATTTAAGTTGGCGTTCAGCTTCGGCTTGCCAGTCTGCAATAGTTGGAGCCTTGCCATTACGAGCGTAGTAATCACGATAAAAAGGTGTGTGTTCGCTGATTCGCGAGTAGCCGTTGGTGTGGTCGCCAATCATCTGACCGCCCTTTAAAGATTTCTCTGCGTCACGCAACATGGTCGCATATTCTTTGACTACGGGGTGTGCTGTCTTCTCTATTGGTGCGCCCGAAGTGCTGAATTGGTTGGGGTCTATATTGTGTTCTCTACGTACATAAAAACCGCCGTCTTCGTAAGGTTTGTCTAGTATAGCCGTGAAGTTTCCGTTTCGGTCTTTCACTAGTGCAACCTTATCTCCAGCTTTTATATTCGTATCGGGTATATCAGTCTTAGCAACGAAACTCTTGGGGTATGCGCTATCTTTGTATCTTCCCTCTGTAAAATATCCCTCTGGGGTTACTTTGTCTTTCATGTAGTTCGGGGTCTTCTCTATTGGTGCGCCCGATTTGGCCTTTTGTGCTGCGTCCATCATCTTAGATGTACCCATGTTGTTGGCCTCTTTTAATAGGCGTAAATAGTCTTGGTCGCTTAATTCTCTACCCTGTAAGTGTCGCAACATTTGCATATCACCACGCCTAACTATTTTTGATTCTTCTTGGCTAATTAAACTTTGAATCTTGGGCATTTGTGGCTCTATTGGTACGCCCTCTTTACCTAATGGGTTCTTTACATAACCACCTTGATTAAGGGGTTTGAATAGACTTTTTTTCTGAGTGGCTTGGTTGTAGAGGTCGGTGAGTTGCTGTTTGGTATGTATGACATCTGGGCTTAAAGCAATATGTAAGTTCTCACCGTTACCCTTGACGATTATACCGTCATTACCGTTCTGCATAGCTTGGAGCTGTATATCACCTATATGGTCATCATAAAAATCGGCTGCTCTTATTGAAGATGGAGCTTCTACGGTGAGGGGTTTATTCAGTTTGAGATGTGCTTCAATAACATAGCCTGACGCTTTACCTTGTGATTGCGCGCCAAGCGTAGCATAGTTTTCTGCGGTACTTTTTTTGCTTGTAAAGTGAAAGCCACCCTCACCCTGTCGATAGTTTTGACCTTGGAATTGAGAGTCAAACTTATCGAATTTGCTACCAGTTCCGTGATAAACGGGCTCACCCTGAGCCTTCACAAACTCATCAGCACTCTTATACTTCAACGCCTCCTGCTTCAATGCTGCGGTAGGGTCTACGGTGGGTGTCTTAGTTACTTGTGGGGCTTCTACCTTTGGGGCTGTGGTCTTAGCTTCTGTGTGGGCTTGGTTGTAGAGGTCGGTTAAGTCAAAACGTGCCTTATTCGCTGCTTCTGGGGTTAGCAGGGTTTCGTTTACACCATTTCCATAGCCTACTTTTACACCGTCATAGCCCTTTGGTATTTCTTTGTGTTTTCCTGCTACATATTCCGCATCAGTAAACTTCTGGTTACTACGGTCAAATATCTTTAGGCCTTTGGTATTTATAGCTACTTCTCCTAGTCCTGAACCATCACGAGCATAAGTATCTTTACTCATACGGCCATGCTTCAGCCAGTCGTATGCAGTCATTCCATATATTTCGTTGCGCTTTTCTCCTAGCCCAGTTTGGCTACCTGGTTTAAAACCCTCTTTGTTAATAATCTTAGCGGTGTTTTTTCCCGTCTGGTGTATCAAAACATTATCGTTCATATTTAATGAACGTCTAAATTCATCTAGTGTTTTGTACTTCCTAGCTTCTGCTTTTAGGGCTTCTAGTGGGTCTGGTAATACATTCCTACCTACTGCACCTATTTGGTTGTTTACTGACCTGAACGGCAAGTTAAATCGTGGTCTAGTAGTCTGGTCTATCTGTGCTATTTGTTTGTCTATCATCGGTACAACAGCAGGTTTGGTTAGTTCTGCTTGTGCGCGTTTAGCAAGGAGGTCGTTACGAGCTACTAGGTTAGTTGGGGTAATTTGTGGTGTGACAGTTGCTTTGCTTAAACCCTTTTTAGCGCCAGCAAATAAGGCAGGTGGAGCAATACCCAGTGCTGTACCTATTGCGGTGTCTGTGACTAGTTGGGTTGGGTTAATCTTGCCTGTTTCGGCGTACTGCGAACCTGCGCTACCTACGGCGGCAACTGGGGCTGACTGTGCAGCAAGTTTAGGAATTACTTTAGTACCCTGTTTAGCGACAGATAAACCTTTGCCTACAGGTACGAGTGTTGAGCCTATTTCTGAACCAGTGCCTATTGCGCTACGAATCTTAGCAGGGTCTTGTATAAAACCTTGTGAGCCTCGGTCTACACCTTGAAACGACTTCGGTAAACCAGCGCCAAAAGTACCGCCACTTCGAGAATATCTGTCGAGGTCTGCGGTAGCTTGGGCTGATGTCTTTTGTTTTTGGGCTACGTCTATGAGTGAATTGACGGCTTTACCGCCATAAACTGCCATGTTTCCAGTTTGTTGGAATGGCTTAGCTATACCCTTACCTATATCGGTAACAGTTTGCCTTGCCGCGCCAACAGCACTAAAGTTTACTGGCTTAATATCGTTTACGAGTCGTTGCTGTGCTTGAGGATTGTTAGCAAGGACTCCATATTTTGCAGTCTGTATCTTCTGTTGAACTGGTGACGGCATAGGTGCAGGAGCTTGCTTTTGAACTGAGGCGTATGTTTTACCACCGTCAAAGGGATTAGCTTCGGCGGCAATTCCTGCGACGAGTTTTTTAAGGCTAAACATTGTTTATCCTAGCAAACTTGCCGTGTAGTAATGGGGCTGCAAGGTTATACGCCTTAGAGGCTTCTAGCGCTGTGTCGAATGACCCAAGTCTATGTGTGCGGTAATTTAGCTTAATTCTTGCGTGGTATTTACCCCTATAAAAGGATACTCCCTTATACCCGCTCTCATTGTTCTTGCGCATTTTTTGGTTTTTGCTGTTTTCTGATTGTGTGCAGACTCTTATATTGCTCATTCGGTTATCAAGAGGGTCGCCGTTAATGTGGTCAATTACTAAACCGTCTTTGGGCTGTAATAGGTAACGATGCAAAAGAGTTTTGTCTTTGCTCTTCTTAGCATAGCCATAGTGAGTCTTGCACCAATTATCTTTAGCTAGGTGAGCAAACTCTTTGTCTACTATTGCGTAGCCATCCTTTGCGCCTATGCCTAGCGGTATCTTGGCTATATCTCCCTCAATAACTGCGCCCCTAGTGTCCCTGTTTGTTGCTTTTTTTGGTGCGCCAAATCTTTGAATCTGTAAGTAGTGCTTGTTACAAAAAGTACCCTGCGTGTTGGTATGTACCCTGTTACTTTTTGGGCTACAATTTAATGCTATGTCGCATTTGCGCATTTTAACCTCCTATTAAACTGTTGCTTGGCGTTTTTTAGCTAAGAAAGCAGCATAAGGGCTGCCATCCATTTGACCGAATTGCTTGTTTGCGTTGATAGCTGTTTGGTCTACATTGAACTGACCGAGGTCTGCTAGTTTAGCTTCTGCGTTAAATGGAGTTGCGTACTTACTGAATAAACCATCTAGTTGGTTCTGTCGGTCATCAATCGTAGCTTGATATGGAGCGCGAGCTGCTTTAACGGCTGCGTAGTTGCCACCATTTACTTGTGCGCGTTGACCTGCAACGTCAGCAATCTTTCCAGTAAGGTCTTGTTCGTTTGTAAGGTAGTCAGTGTTGATTGACTGTTCGCGTTCTTTGCGCTTGTTCAATAGGTCTTGCAAGAATGAATCGCGAGAGTTGGTAATGTTGCGTTCGTTAGTAGCCGAGTTTTCTAGTTGTGAGGCGCGGTCTTGTGAGGCTTGTCGTGCAACTGCTGAGTTAGCTACCATGTTAGCTGATTGACCTGCTGAACCTGACATACCCAAAAGGCGTTGTAGTGAGTTGTTGCCGGTACGAGCTTTAGTGTCTACAGCGTTTAATGCGCCCATTTTAGAGCGGGTATTGTCTTCAAACTGTTGACCGTACTTGTTTTCGCCTGATAGTTTTTCAGTGTTGAAGTTGTTTTCTAGTTGTGAAAGACCAGCATCTTTTGACACTCTTAAAGAACCTAAGAGGCGTTGTAGTTGCTGCTCTTGGTCAGTAAGGTATTGGTTTGTATCTGCGATACCAGCAGCGTCTTGAGCTGCTTTGGCTGCGTTTGCGTCGTATGCGCCTGTTACAACAGGGTCTGTTACGGGGCTTTGGTTAGTGTTTCCTTGTTCTCCAGCCCTAGTGCTTGTACCGAGTACAGATGTTGAGCCTTGTCTGTTCCAGTTATCAAGAGCAGATTGTGCCTGTGAGCCAGTACCTAATATGTCGGCAATAGCCGTTGGTATGGTTGTTCCAGGGTTTGCGTAGCCCAGGATTTTACCCACAGTATTTGTTGTTATTCCACCCTCTTGTCCTTGAAGTGTATTTGTTAATTGCCAGTTGGCGGGATTCCAGCCCATGAAAAAATCTCCATATAGAGTCGCAATTTAGACTTATATATAGAGATTATTTGGTTGTGCAAAAATGCTGTACTACAACGTTACCGTTTACGGCTACACCAGTTAGAGTATAGTCAGCTCGCAATATAGCGTCGTGGTGTGACTTACTACCCCACCAGCCATTTACGACCGAGGCGTTACTGTACCAATCCCAGCTTATGTTTTCGCTACCGCCCTTACACCCAAAATCTTGGTTGTTAATCATCTTATGCCCATCTATCGGGTCAAAGTGACTGCGATAATCACGCTTAATCATGTCATCTGCGCGTTCTTGGGCTGTTTGGTCTAGTCTAGCATCGCGTACAAGGGGTTTTAAGCCGTTCTGAACGCGTTTTGCATTAACAATGCTAAGTACACCGTCTGCGGTTATTGGCTGACTTAGATAGGCTCGGGGTGGGTCTGCTGATTTGGCACTTGTAACAAGTACCGTACCACAAGATAAGATTGTAACGGCTGAAAGGATTGCTAAAACAATTCCCAAGCGTTTCATATCTGCATTATACATCTAAGTAGCCTATTTGTCAATCTACATATAAAAGTCTAAATTGTTAAGAAACTCTAGTCTAAATCTAGTTTGTAAATAGACTTGTCGATTCGTTCTTGGCTTTTACTCAGTCGAGGCTAATGGCTACCGCGTCGGGGCTTTACTGGTCAGATTCGCAAGCTCCTATCTTCATACCGCGTCGGGACTAGGTTCAAGGCGACTCTGGGGTACTACGTCGAGGTTTCAGAGAGTATCTTTAGCTATATTATATCACAAATGAGTTAGCTTAGGGGAATAATCACGTCACCAGTTTCAGTGTTGAGTAGGTTTGGTACTGTTGCGGTGATAGTTCCGAGGTTGTCTACTACGCCGGTAACGATTTGGTCAACAGTAGCTTGTGACTGGTTGACGTAGATATTAGCAGCCATTTCACCTAATGCTTCTTGTTGTGCGTCAGAGATTAACCCCGAACCAGCCATTGAAGCCAGCATACCTGCGAGGGCTGATTGTGCTGCGGTAACAGTGCTTGAACCTGTGAGTGAGGCTACGGCTTCGAGGTTTCCGATAACTGAAGCGCTTAAACTACCTGTTCCTGCAAGAGCCGCGACCATCTCTACTGTAAGGCCCAAAGCCCCGTTAGAGATTACGCCTATACCAGCTAGAGTAGCAGAAGCAAACAAACCTGCAATTGAGGCTGCGTTACTTACTGACCCTGAACCTGCGCTATACATACTCATACCACCCTCTTTAGGAGCGAGTACGAGTGCATAAGGTGGGCGCAAGCCCTGGGCTGGAAGTGACATTCTGTCTGTTACGCTAACTACGTCATTATCGCCTATATAAAAGGTATTCATCTTTGCTAAGTTGAAGTTATAGGTAGGGTCGAGGTTGCCCCCTAATGCCCTTGATTGATTGGCGTTTCTTATGGCGTAGTTATTGAGTAACATGTTATGCCCAGATAGTAGTTAAATCGCCTGAAAAGGTCGCGTTAGCTGGTGTGGTTGTTGAACTCATGTATAGCCAGTACAGAGCTGCACCGTCATAGATTCTTGGTAGTGATGGGTAGTCGAATTGTAAGTTACGTTCTGCGGCTTGACCAAGTACGTTAAGTGGTACGCGGGTTAGTTCCTTAACCATTGCGACTGAGTATTCACCAGACACATAAGATACAGAGTTTTGAATCGTGTTAATTTCAGCAATACCTGCGTCACCCGACTGTAGAGGTACGGTGTAGTTAAACTTACCAGCACCCGAAGCACCTGAGTACAGTACGAGGCTGTTTGAAGCTGCTGTTTTGCCTACTGGTAATACGGTAGGAGTTGCGCGAGTAGTGGCTTGTGCGCTGTTAGTGTAACCAAGTGAAAGGTTGGGCGTAGCTGCGCCTAAAGCTGTCGCATTTGAGTTAAAGAACACTGCCTGAACACCAGCACCGTTTGTGTAACGAGGTAGCAACCAACTCATTGTGTGAGTGCCTGTACCTGTACTTGTGATGTCTACTCGTGTGCCAGCAATAGCGTTGGCGTATGAAGTGGCTAAGTAGCAAGTTGAGTCGTCTATTTTAATGACGTAGTAATCAGTTGCTAGTGATAGCCCTGCTGGTAGTGTCGTAGTCGTGGTGAGGCGAACCCTAGTACCCGTTAATAGGTTACTTGCGATACCCGTACCTGCTGCCGAGTAGGTAACTACATCTGATGTTGCTGCGGTAAAGTCGGTAGTTTGACCAAGCGTGTTTGTTGTTGCTTCTGCGGTTGTGGTAGTTACCGAAGTCTTACGATAAAAACCAACCATGTCTACTAGAACAAGCCAGCCAGGAACAGTTGTTGCTGCTGATGTTACGGCTGAGGCTGCTGCTAAACTCTTGTAGTAAGTAGGTTGTACGTTGCCGCCGTGTTGCATACTTGATGCGTTAGTTGTCGTGTCCTTAACAGCCTGAAAAGCCAAGTTAGTACCCGTGTTGAATAGCGCATCTGGGCCAGGGTTACCTGAACCCCTAAATAGGGTGTGTACCTCACCTGCTACGGCTGCGGTTGTTGGGTTGAACTGTTTAGTCCAGTTCGTTTTAAATGTTTGCCCTGCGGTGAGGGCGTTTACGATAGCATCGCTGCTTGAAAATCCAGGCATTTCTTATATTCCTTTGTTAGTTAGTTTCATAATCAGTCCCACACAACCTTTACATCGCCGACTAAAGCTGTGGCTGCTAGCGTTCCCCTGGGTAGTGCTAAACACCCCAAAAAAGCATCATCATAGATACGGGGTATTTCACTCCCAATAACTAATGCGTCTTTTTCGTAGGGTGCGGTGGTTTCGTTTACAGCGGTGGTGAGTAGTGGTTTCACGAGTACGAGGGCGAACAAGCCCACATCAGCACCAAGCATCGTTACCGATTCAATACTGCGTACGCCCGTGTCACCGTCCTGTAAGCCTATAAATGGATTGCCTGACTGGACTGCGGTAGATACTGAACTCGTCACAATTGAACCAATAGCAGTGGCGGCGTTCATCTTTACTGTTTGTGATGTTCTCCCCGATACACCATCTGAGTTTGTGTAAGTGAAGAAGAAGCTCTGTCCACCAACACCAGCGTTGGTTAGAACTGCCATCACCATCACACCTTTACCGTCTGTGTAGCGTGTTAAGACGTTTGTGTTGGTCATGTCCTGTTGGTCGGTTACAGACATATCCACGAACGGATAACACATAAGGTAATCGCAGAGGATTAGGGGCATCGGTAGGGCTGTGGCTGTTGAGGTCATCGCTGTTATCGAGCGGAGGTACTTCGTGCTGGGGCTGACGTTCGCCCCGTGGTAAAAGCCACCGTCTGTTGAGCGGGCTAAGACTGTTGAGCTTAAAATCGAACCAATGTAATACTGAGCTGGTGGGTTGCCAGGACTCATAGATGTGTCAAACCAAATACCAGCAGTAGAAGCCTGAGATGGAGTTTTGCGCCAGGTATACTGACGGACTCTGCCCTCAAGCTCTGCATCTATAAGTTGTTTGGTATTGACAATCGACATTAGTTGACCTTGCTTGTTCCTTTAAGCCCTGCGCTTATTTCTACAAAAATTGGTTCGCCAAGTGCTTCCTTGTCCATGACTAATCCTCGGTTACGGTTAGGCCGCTTGCAGCGAATAACGGGGTAATGTTAAGAGCTACTGCGAGTGAACTGTTAAGTGCGCCTGAGTAAAGGAGTGTGCCAGCACCCGATGTGTCTGTTCCGATACCTACATAAGTAATGGTGTTGCCACTTGCGCCACACTGAGGGAATGTAATCTGTGCTGCGTTTGTTGCGCTGTTACCTGATACAGTCCAACCTGCACCTGAACGAGCTACGGCTACGCGAGCGTAGTTAGTATAGGTTGCTTCGCTGGTTGATTGGTTGCCAGCTTCGCCTGGGTCTGCAGTATGTAGTGATACATACAAAGAACCTGCGGTTGCTGAGTTTTGTAGGCCACCGGCATCACCGATACCAGCAAAGTCTGTGTTATTGAAAATCAGCGCCAATAGTGCTGTTTCTGCTGCGTTTGATTTGCTCATTATTTCTTTCCTTTAACGGTTACTTCGCCGTTTTTGATTGTTATTGTTGCGCTCTTAACTTCTTCGATAGTTAGCCCATGCTCACGAGCCAACTTCTCATAGCCAAGTACGAGCCAGCTATCCAATTTAGTAGCCATAAGAACTCCTGTTATCCCAAATTAGGGTGAATGTTGTTGTGTCATCTGCGAATGACGTGTGCCCTGCTGATTTGTTGTAGCGTTTAATCTGCCAGCCAGCAGCCGAAGTTGCTGTGCCAGGTAGTGCTTTGCCCAAATAAACAAGGTTAGTGTCACTAGTTGTGTCGTTGTATGATTCGTAAGTAGATGTTGCGCCCGCTTCAACAGGAATCTTGCCGTCTACAGTTAGCTCTACTACTACTGGTTTGCCGGTAGCATCTACATAAGGTGAGCCGTTGCCGCCCCCGCCACCACCGCCAAATCGTTTCTCAGATATTTCTTTGAGGTATTTGTTTGAGTCGTCGAGCTTCTTCTCAACCTTAGATAAATCAGTCTTAGGTACTTCGGGGAACTCTAGGCCCTGTACTGCTTTTAGTAGTTCGGTAAGTCCTTTAGTAAACTCTTTAGTGTCTACGTTGACCGTTACATCACTAGCTTTAACATCGACAATCGGTGCTTTTTGGTTTTTTGCCAGCTTGCTTACTTCATCTACAATCGTCTTTTCTAATGTCGTAAAATCTATATCACCAAGGTTTGTAACGCGCACATCTTCTTTTTGCTCTGGGAGCTCAACATTCTCTTTAGGTATGAGTTTTAGCTGTTCTTCAAGGGCTTTAATACCACTTTCTAAGCCTGATAGGTCTAGCTGTGGTGGTATCTTCGTAGCAAGGGCTTCTACTGCTTTAACAACATTCTCAACATCTGGTGTAGAGATAGAGTTAAGCTGATTGGTGATTTCTGTCTTGGTAACTTTACCGTCTAAAAACTGAATAAGACCACGCATGGCCTGTAGGTTTGCAGTCTTTATTTCATTAAGGGCGAGCAGTTCTTGTTCGTGTCGTGATTCCTCGACCTTGAACTGTGCCTTTACGAGATTGTCTTGCTTGATGTTGTTTATAGATTGGTCAAACATATTCTTGGTGGGCAGTTTTTGCTCATACCCAGGAGCAATTACTAAGCTGTGCGTGTCCAGTTAGCGAGTGCGCCCTTAACTTCACGAACGTTCCATGCCTTAGCAGTGTTTGCACCGCCACAAGCTAGAGTCAATTCGTCACCAACTTTACCGCCTGATTTAACATAGGTAACACCTTTGTTAATAGCAGCAGTGAAGCCGTTGCCAGTTACGCCGTCACCAGCAGCAGGAGTAACAACGAAAGCTATGCTTCCATCGTCACCACTACCAGCAGTTGAACCAGTCTTAGGTACGCCGCCGTTGCGAAGTACGATTTCAGAACCAGCAAGAACTGTTGCAGAAGCAGGTAGGGTAAGAGTTAGACCGTCAGCGATGACGTTCTGAACCCAACCGAACTCAGTAGCGGCAAGAGTCTTGTTCTCTGATACGTTAATCCATAGTCGGCCATCGTTGCCTTTGTATGGAGTAGTAGGGTTTGCCATTTAGTTTGTCCTTTACTTATTTACTTTTGACTTCAGCTTTCGCTGGAGCCTCTACAGGTGCATCGCCTACATACTTGTAACCAACCTGCACTACTGCGTCAGACATAGCTGAACCTAGTTTTGCGTCGTGTCTAGTAATAACTTCTGCACCTGATTCTGGGTGGCGATAAAGACCTGGTTTGTTGTAGGGTCGGTTATCGCCATTTGTTTCGTTTTGCATCAATGCTCCTCTATTGATTTAACTAACTAAGCCTTTGTGTAAACACGAAGTGCTGTAGCTTTTTGAGTAGGGATGAAAGCGTCGTAGTAACGGCGACCTTCTGCTACCCAACCGTCGATACCTTGAACATCGTCAAGAGTACGAACGCTGTTGAACTTAGTAGGTGATACTAATAGTTCTTTGTGAACAATCATGAACTCGAACTTAGTAACAAAGTAGGTGCTTGGAGCAACTACGATTGTTAGGCCGTCAACCATGCCCACGATGCCCTTTTTGGTGTCAGCGTAGCTTGTATCACAATCACGCTTGAACTCAGGGTCTCGCTTTAGCAAGTTGAGGTTAGTTGGGGTAATGAATAGAACACGACCATCTTCAGGAACTGAAAGTTCGCTCATAGCTGCTTGCTGTGCAAGAATCAACTGATAGATAGTGTTGTAAGCTACAGCAGCACCAGCAACAACACCTTGTGCGTTTGTGATAGCGTAGCTTGTTAGAACACCAAGACGGTACACGTCAGTAGCAGGAACGCTAACTTCACGAACTTGTCGTGCGATAGCTTTGCTGACTTCTTGTGCCATTTGGCTGTCTTCAAGGTTTCCACGGTCAACGGTGAACGTGAAGCTCTTGTCTTGTGAAAGGGTAAAGGTTTGTGTGCCAGTACCGAGTTCAACTAATGCACCAAAGCGGTTTGTGCCACTTCGTACATAGTCGTTTTCTGCAACGGTGTTTACGTTGTAAATCGTTACAGAGTTTTTACCGTTAAAGTCAAGGCGGATGCCTTTGTTGATGATTAAGTCAGTCTTAGAATCAAGGCTGAATCGTTCGTCAAGGACTTTTAGGTGTGCAGCAGCGTAATTCTGTGCCATATTGTTAGACTCCTAAAGTTCTGATAGCAAGCCTTCCATAATTGGGTCTGTTTTCGGTTTTTTCGGTGAGCCTGTTGGTGTCGGTGTGACGGCAGATGACTGCTTGGCTTTTGCCACACGCTCATTTCTAGCGCCTACTTGAGTCAATTTCTGGACAAGGTTTGCCTTGTTGCTTAAAAATTGATTTATATCGCCTGTCACCGCAATTGGGTTTCCAAGTTCGTCAAGTTGAACATGCTTTGCTTGGAACTCGTCGAGTGCGTCGCTCAAGTATTCAGCTATTTCAGGTGTCGGGTTACGGAATATATCTATATCCTTTAACGCTGTGTCATAGCCTGTTTGTAACTTTGAGACGTTCATTTCAACCTTATTGGTGTAAGCGTCTATTTGGAGTTGTCGTAACGCGAGGTCTTGTTGGTCTTGGGCTTCAGCAAGATATTCTTCCTGTTGCTTTGCGACTACTGCATCTCGTTTTGCTTTCTCCGCTTGCCTAGTTTCGTAGGCTATCCTTGCCAGCTCTTTTTGGTCTGGTTCGGCTGACTCGTCGGCTTCCTCTGTCGCTTCGTCAGGTGTTTGTTCTTCCTCTGAATCGGTATCTTCGCTGGCCGGCGCATCTACTTCTTCTTCGGCTTCTGTAACTTCCGCTTCTACCACAGGGGCTTCGGCTTCTACTACAGGTTCGGCTACGTTGTCATCGCTGGTCGCTTCTGCGAGTCCTGCCATGATTGCGTCTTCCTCTGCCATGTTGTCTCCTATTCTTTCTGCTGTTATTAGGTTGCGAACCATGTGATTACGTCACTACTCGGTTAGCTAGGGTGCTACTGTCGGCCAGCTCTTGGAGGAAGCTACGCTGGCCGAAAACAGAACCTTAGCGGTCTGCTACATAGACCTACTCCAGGCTTCGTGTCGTGAGTGACCACCAGCAGTACATACAAAGCGTTGGCCGTATTGAGTCCACTTGTGGGTAATCTTTGGGGCTGTTTCGGCATCAAATACAAACACCTCTTGGGGTTTAATCTGGTTAGCCTCTGCAACGGCTTGAACGTGCGCGTCTATTTGTTCTTGTCGTTCCATTACTTAGACTCCACAAGCGTTTGTTTTAACGTAGCGTCTAAGCCTTTCAAGAAAGCGAGATACTTGCGTCGCGCCACTAGTTCGATGTTCAGTTGGTCATCAGGCACGAAACCGTCAACATAGAGGTATTCAATGTTCTTTATCTTTGCTGATTCAGCGTCTATTACTTGTTTAACGATTGTGTAGGCAGGGGTTAGTTGGCTCTTGCGTTCGCGCTTGTCTGCAACGATAGCTGCGCGTTGTTCTTTGCGAGCGTTACCGAATGAGCCAGAGTTAGAGCCAGTGTATAAGTCACCAGTATTAAGCATTTTGCTGTCCTAGATAGTTAAGTATTTCTTCGCGCGTGAAGCCTTGAGCCTCTGCGTCTAGCATGGCCGCTGCGGTGTTCTCATCTACGCCGAACTCTTGCATTACCGCTTGGAGATTAGCCTGTACTTGTTGGTCTTCAGCGTCTTCGACAGGCATTTCTGCGCCCATGTCTTGTGCTTGTGGGGCTTCTTGAGCGGCTAGTTGTTGTTCTTCGGCAGCCATTTGTTCGGCTTCGATTTGTTGCTGTTCTTCGGGTGATACGTCCGTGATAATCTTGTCGTTATCAGATAGAAGTCCTACGATGTCTGCAAGTAATTCACCTTTGTTGAACTTCTTACCAGAGGCTTGAAGTTCCATAATGAAGTTAGGGTCAGCGTTGGTAAGTTCGAGTACGCGCATGTAGCCCTCTAGCTTGTCTTTGTCGTCAGACATCTTGTCTGGTTCAGCATCAACGGTGAAGTCAAACTCTGCACGAGCGTTATCCCAAATAACCTCTAGTTCTTGGCTTGGTGGGGTAACTTCGCCAGTCATAGGGTCAACTTGCTCTTGGAATTGAGGGAACAGTTCAGGGGCGCTCTTAAAAATACGCTCTCGTTCTGCATCGCTGAGGCGCATTAAATCAGTACCTTGCTTATATGCAAAGTGGGTGTTTATCATTGATTTACTTACAGCCGCATAAGTAATAAATAGGTTGTCTTTGAAATCCTCATCATCAATTGAGAGTGAGGCTTGAGCTTGCTTAACACCTGCTGGTGTCTTTGATTGAAGTGGGTCGCCAGCCGTAGCTGATACCGTCGTGTCACCCATAGGCGCTAGCGCGTTGAGTGATGACTTATACATACTCATACGGTTCGGTAGTTCAGAGTAGACATTGTTGCCGAGTTCTTGTCGTTGTACGGTAGCTTTGCCAGCAAACCATAGAGCGTCTTGTGAATAAACCATTGACTCCAGGTCGGTTTCTGAAGTGTCACCCGTTATGAGTACCGGTGGGCGTATACCTATCTGTGTAGCTAATACGTCAGCTTGGCGCATGTAGTCGAGTACGTTCTGTGTACCACCCGCAAGCTTAACAATGCCAATACCGTAAGGGTTCACGAAGTCTTGGTAGCAATAGAGGTAGTGGACTGGTAAGTCACCTGTTGGGTCTGGGTTCTCATACTCGCGTACAATCATGTTTATTGATGGTGCATACCCGTAGAACATTGAGCCAACACCACGATTAAACTGCATGGTGACTTTTTTACCACCACGTTTAACGGTCTTGTCAGTTAGGCCCTTTGGTGTTTCATCACTAGGGCGCTCTTCTTTACCAGCGTCAGCGCGTAGAGCTTTGAGGCCGTCTAGCTTCCAGGTATTGAATGACTCGCGGCCTTCTTTTTTTGCGGCCTTTTCTTCAGCTTTATAATTCTTAATTAACTGGTCGAGTTGTGTATCGGTAAAGTAAACATCCCAGTAGATAATGTCTGAGTCATAGTCAGATACCTTGCCTGGTTCGAGGGCTACGTCTTGAGGGTAGGCAACAATAAAGTCTGCGCCGTTGTATGAACCACGTTCGGTAATGAGGGTAATGAGTGGAACAGAGCCATAGATAGCAGCCTTGCGTACAGCGTCTTTCCACTTGCGCTCAAATGGGGCTTGCGTGTTAGCGTTGGGGACAATGTTCTTCTCCCATTCGATACGGGCGAACTCGTTAATCCATTCGTCGTCGCGGTCTAAAGCTCTAGGTGAGCCTGATAAGTCTTTTGGTACTACGCGTTTAGGTAGTTTGAATAATGCGGCAGCTAAAGAGCCATCGTTAGTTTCTGGTAGATTTTCGTCTAAGTCGGCTAGTAGCTCGTTATTAGCAAGTCGTTCGTATTCAACAAACTCTTGTTGCCACTGTTTCTTTTCTAGTCTAGCCGCACTGTAAGCTGAGGAGAAGTCGCTCGGTTCCACTGTGTACCTGTTGGCTACAACTGGTATCGCGGCGGAGCTTCAGTTTTGTCTCTTTTATTATACCATAAATGGCATATCTATTGTACTTTTTCATAGCCTACACGCCATTGTCGTGTGACTAGATACGGTTTATTGTATTTACTACGCTTGATTACGACTGTCACCTCACCGTATTGGTCAACAAGACCGGCAGCAGTTAGGAGTTCTTTGAGTACATCGTCTTTAGTTGAGCAGGCTTCGGTCATCTTAATCTCACTTTTAACAGTTGACTCTCTACCGTTTGCGTAGACTGTCGAGATTATATCTTCGCCACCGTCTAGTCGTTCGTGAAACTCAACAATCTCACCAAAGTCTATATCAACCATTTGCTTGCTCCTTTATTTGTTTTAAGACATCACCCTCTAGGTCTTCTTCTTTAACTAACTTCACCTCTTTTGCGAAACAGATTCGGCTTTTGCGATTAAGTCGAACTATCTTGAGGTGGGTTTCTGAGCCTTCAAAGTTGAATATGAGTATCTTGCCCTTTTTAATCTCTGGGTCTTTATAGAACGCTGGTGTCATGTCGTTTGATATGTCTATGTAGTCGGTCATGTTTCTCCTTTTTATTACACATGAAATTTCAAGCGTTTTGGCTTGGGTCTGTGAGATACAGGTTTAGTTATTGGTTGTTCGCTTTGATATAACTGCCATGCTATAGCCAGTGACATAATCAAGTCGTCGTGTGCGCCCTGTTCTGCTTGGGCTTTCCAGCTACTTGAGGTTTGACTGATGATAAATGAGAACATCTCATTGACGGTTGGTTTATCGTAAATCCGTATGAGCCTGGAGTCGACAGCTTCTTTAAGCATCGAGAGCATAATTGGGCGACTGGCTGAACTGGTTGTCCAACCAAGTTTGACTGTATCTTCTGTTGAATCAGTTGTACCAACTCCTGTTTTCTCTGTATAGATGCGGTACTTGCCGTTGCGATTAAGTGTTGCAAGTCTTTCCAGTTCTGCAACGCCTCCATTGTTTCGCTCGAAAGCCACGATAGGCTGTATACCTGTTTGGTCATATATCTTCTCCAATTCTAAATGTATTAAGGGTGTCATTTCACTTGCTAAACTCTTGCTGTGGTATACAACCGGTACATCTAGGTTTGTTTTAGATAGGAATTGAGCACACGAGTAGTCCGTTCCTCCCCACGATGTGTCCACACCTACTACGATAAACTCATTTTTTTGGTAATCACGGTATTTACGAAAGCTCATAGTCGTATACCTCGATACATTCGCAGTGAAAGGGTATCTTTACATATTCTTCCCAATACCAGCCCCAACCGAAGTCCTCGGTTTCTATGTCTAGGTTGCAGTAAATACATTTCATACATGCCCACACTCCTCTAAAGCATTGATACAGAGGTTAATCATTGTCTGTGGGTCGCCATCTAGTTGAGTAGATGCTTTGTCGTTGGTACAATCAGTACATCTAGCTCTCGCTTCAATTACTCGCATCTCGTTATTGCCGTATAGGGTAACTTCAAGCATGTAGTGGCTCCTTTGTTTGTTCGAGGTAGTACCTAAGGGCGTCTGAATCAAAATAAAGCTCACCGCTGGTCAAAAATGCCTCTTCGGGTGTCATAGGAAACTCTTGCGGTGCTAGTCTGCCGAGGGTTGCGTACTTCTGGTCTATGTATGCCTGTGTGTATTCCCATAGTGGCGAGTAGAATAGTGCGGCAAAGTCTAATTCGCCGCGCATCGCTAAGTCCCAAAAGTTCTTGTAGCTGTTAAACCCGTTGGCTGTGGTTTCGAGTATCTTGTGGGCGCTTGGTAGACACGCCTCACCAACACCCGCCATAAGTTGTACGAGGTCTGCTAGGCTAACTTCCGTAAGGTGTAGAAACGTAATGTCATCACCGCGACCAAATGAGGTGTTGCCGAACGTACCAACCTGTAGTACGTTCTGATAATAGTTCCAGGCTCCGTGTTCATTGAGCTTCTTGGCTTCTAGTACCATTGAGTTCTTGCGGTTGTACTTAAAATCTACTTTTATGTTGTTGTGGTCTTCGTAGCTCTTTATGTAATACTTAGCCCTTGATAGTTGCTTTTCTGATGCCTCTTGTTCAAATGACATAGATACACACTTCTCATTCTCGCCAGTAAGAAACTTAGTAGTGGCTATACCTAGCGCATCTGAGGAGAATCCCATTTTACGGGCTTTAAGTACCAGTACGTTTAGGTAGTATTGTAGGTGCACATTCAAAGAGTGTTGAGCTGGTTGCATCTTAAACGGTACTGCCAGCTTCTCTTTGTTTACTATCTTGAGGTTGTCTAACATAAACTGCTCATACGATGCAGCGTTAAAGCCTGTATCTGTTTTGGGTGGTGCGTTCTGTAGCGGGTTAGGATACTGGGATAGGTCTATCACAGGTTATACTTCTCTCTTTGCTCTTGTATGTGCTGGTTGAAGTTTATGTTAACTGTACCGCCCTCTGATTTGTTACCTATGTTCATCAGTTTGAGCGCTCTATCAGTTCCCATAAGTCTTGTCTTAACATCATCATCATTGAGTGCGTCGTCTATAGGCTTGAGTACCCGTTCTGGTGTTAAGTTAAGTTTCACCATAGCTAAATCAATAGCTTCTTTAACGTTAGGTTTGGTTAGGTTATCACTACCTATATTCTTTGCTACGTCAATACTTGTTGTATCGTATGCGTCTAGGGCAGCTTGTGTCTGACTCTTACCCTCTGCTATTCCTTTAACAAACTGTGCTTGTTTTCTTGTTAGCTTTGGTTTTTTATCTGTCATAACTGCTTCTCACACTTACAGCAGACTTGAGGGTGCTTCTTACCTAGCTGCAGTTCTTTAACGGTTGGATAAGGTTTAACATTCTCTCTACCAATGTGATGACAGAACTGTTGGTATACCCATGTTTTATATAGACGTTTTTTAAATACTCTTCTTTTATGGCCGGTAGTGTAGTCTTTTTGCGCTCTTTTATATCCTGCTGCATAACCGTTGGTTAAACCCTCTGTATATAGTCTTTGTTCTTTATCTGCCATAAATACGAAATCCTAGTTGTTTAAGAGCTTCTTCTAAACAAGTGGGCATAAATGCTTTATCAGTGACTAGAAACTGACCGTGTAGCGGGTGTTTGTATATTTTGTTTGCCATTGTTACCTCGTCGGGTCTTTAATGTTAATGTTTCTATTGATGAGTAAAAAGCGTAGTGCGAAGTCTAGGTTGCCAGTTATTCACAGTCAGGGGCAACTCCACGCTACTAATAAGTTTCATAGCATTTCAGCTAATCGTCAGGCGTTTCTTTATGACTGTCCAGATGTTCCAGTGTCAACTTCGCTGTGGAACCCGCGCTTACTACTCACCATGTATAAAGCGCACCATATCGCCGCTGAGTAATTATTTAATTGTTAAATGCGTCTTTATACTTAGGGAACTTGTCAAGCCGCCAGGGTTCTGTAAGCTCATCATTTTGCCCCGTATACCAACTCCAACAAGCGTCTTTTACAAGGTCTTTTAGTGCCTCGTTTGCGCTTGCCGCGTCTAATACCGTTAGAACTCTGCCGACAAGTGTATTTATGCGCTCGTACCTAATTACTGGGTCAATTGCATCACTCGAACGAACTGAGCCGTCTGCCTCTACATCAAAATCTGTCCGTATAACACCCATGATGTCGTGAGTGTCAGGAACCGCCAAATCTAAATCTATTACCTTTTCTGAACCTGATAGTCGGGGTCGGCCTTGACTGCCGTAGCCCTCACAAATTATCAACTTAACTTTACTCATCTTTACTGTCCTTGTTCTGTACTCAGCGGCGATAGGGTATGCTTTATGTTCTGAGCCAGGCGAGACGCTGGTGTGTGTTTGTTTTAATAGGAAGTTTTCGGTAGGTGGAGTTGTGTTCGATATACAGATATGTCCAGCGCCTCAACGTAAGGTGCAAGGCAAGGGGTTTGTGCAACTGCGAGGTTTAGCACAAATAACCCTTTTCGCCTCGCTTGGCTCAGAGTTGTTGTCACGATTCCCTTATATTATCTCAATATAACATGGGTTTGTCTGTTGTAATTAAGTAGTATAAAAGGGTCGTTTCAACAGTTTCTTTAAGCTCTCTTGGCTAGCCTTTTCAAAGTCGAACTTCTCCACGAATCGGGTGTCGTTTATATGGATCTGACGTTTCTTCTTTAGTTCACTTGTTGGTCTTAGTTTGCTCATAGTTCCTTATAGTCCTTCCAGGCGTTAATAATCCTTTTATCGCTAATTGACTCGCCATAATCACGCATGTATAGCCACTGAATAAAGTTAATCATAGCTCGTTCACAGTCTTAGTAATCTCGTCTAGGCACTCGTTATAAGCATCACATCTGTCTATTGTTACGCTAGGTGGTTCACCGTTTGGTCTGTTTATCTCTTGTGGGTACGCTCGCCTCGGCATCTTAGCTAATAGTTCTGCCTTGAGGGTGGATTTGAGTTCTTTAATATCATTCTCGTCTATCTCATCGGGTAAAACCGAGTAGTACGGGTCGCCTTGCAAGCCTGTTGCAAAATCAGCCAACCACTCTCTTAGCTCCTTATCTATATCTACTGTACTCATAGCTGCCTCAGCCCTAGCTCTGGGTGTTTTCTGTTCCATTGCCAGATGTTAATGCCGTTTGCCTGTATTTCTAGTTGCTGCATTTCTCCTCCGATGATTGGTTAGTGGGGGCAAATACTTTAATGTATTGTCTGATTGTGCTGTCCGAGCAGTCCATGAGGGGGCGTATATCTTTAAGGCTCAAGCCCCGTTTGCAATACTCCCTTAACTTTCGTTTTTCAAGGTTAGTCATCTTTTAATTCCTTTGTATTTACGTTAAGGGTGGCGGTATTCTCGGTTGGGGCTTCGGCTTGGCGTATGTACCTGAGTGCGGTTTCGTGTCGAGTTTCACCTGCGTATTTATTGCCCACAGCCATTATTAGCTCGTTGTACGGCTCTCGTGCCTCTACTACAGCACTTGATACTTGAGAGGCTATGTGGGCTTTGGCAGATTTCATAAAGGCACTTGCTACTTCGCGTTTTACTACAGCTCGAACTGTGCTGCTTTCATCGACACTATCTGCATAAACATTACTTAAAAATGTATCAAACAGCTCATCTAGCCACGCATTGTCTGTAGGGGTGTCATTCATTACTTATAGTTCCTTTCTTGTTCCTGTGTAGTTAAGTGCCAAAAGTTACAAACATTACATTGGTATCTGCGTAGGTAATTGTAGCCAGCAGCTTTATTGCGACGCTTCTGTGCTCGTTTTGCAGTTTCATTACTGTGGTACATGTGTTTTTGTTTACATGTCTTTAGCGATGTCAGCTGGCTCATATATCTACTCTCCGTCCTTATTGTTAGGGTTGAGAGGGGTGGTGTCTGCGACGCTAGCTGCAATTTGGTTATGCAACTCACCCACTATTTTGTAAATCTCTCTTGCTTGCTCAATATTCTTAATCTCGCCATTATGGTAGGTATAGCCAAGCCGTTTACTCACAAACGCATATGCTTGTCCTCTTTTAATCTTTCCTGATTTCCACAATGGGTCAAGCAAGGCGTGTATATGCTTGCGAGCTTCTAATATCGCCGGAGTGGCTATGTAGCCTAGTGGTGCTGTGCGGTTATTGGTCTTGTGGTGGCAACCAACATACCCACCGCAAGTATCACATTTCCAAAATGGTAAATCGTACAAGTCGGGTCTATGTGGATAACGCTCTTTACCATCAGTAAGCCTCGCTTCTACCTCAACGCCACAACCAGTACAGTAAATCTTCATCTTCACTCCTTACTCTTAATGTTGATGTGGGGAGCGCAGCGGCCTCGTAGGTTGGATTCACACCAACATCTCCCCTTCGGGTGTTCTTGATTCATGAACTACCACGAGCAGCCGCTACGCTCCACACACCATTAGTAGTAGTTAATCCTTGCTTATTTCTGCCTTTAATTTTGCAAACCGTTCTTCATTGTGTTTTATTCGCTCTACTTTGCGCATGTGTTCTTCATAACCAGCCTCGTAGCCTAATTGGTAAATCCATTTAAATGTCTTGAGCATACTTATCTCCATTTCTTTAGTTAAGGGTTGTATAGACCCTGAAGGCATTAAACTTCTTTCAGTTTCTTTAAGGCTTCTTTTAAGTCGCCAGATACCTCATAGGTCTTGCCGCCTATTTCGATAGTTTCCTGTTTACTTTGAACGTCAATGCCTGTAATTTCTTTGAAAATAGCAGGGTCAAAGTTTGGTAAGTTTAATACTTTCTGGCGTTCTTCTTCGTCACTATCGCGCCAGTAGTTAGCCCAGGCTTCTTCCCAGGTAAATGTTTTAAGATAGCCTTGTCGCACAAAAAACTGTGGGTCGGCTTTCTTTTCTTCATCGGTCATTTCTGACTCTGGTACCCATTTGTTTAAGTGAAAATCATCAAAATTTGGGTGGTCTATTTCGTCCCATGTAAAGTTTGTTTCCTTATTAAATAAACGTATTTTTCCTGGTATGGTATTAAATATGCCTGTTTCTCTATCTGTAGAGTTCCCATAACCAGAATTCCAGTCGCCAGAGTTCCTATCGCCAGAATTCCTATCGCCAGAATTCCAGTCGCCAGAGTTCCTATCGCCAGAATTCCTATCGCCAGAATTCCAATTGCCAGAATTCCAATTGCCAGAATTCCAATTGCCAGAATTCCTATCGCCAGAATTCCTATCGCCAGAATTCCAATTGCCAGAATTCCTATCGCCAGAATTCCAGTCGCCAGAATTCCAATAGCCAGAATTCCTATCGCCAGAATTCCTATCGCCAGGGTTCCTATCGCCAGAGTTCCTGTCGCCAGGGTTCCTATCGCCAGAGTTCCTGTCGCCAGAGTTCCCGAAGCCAGTATTGTCTTTTCCTGTGTTATTGCTCATATTATTCTCCTGTAGGGTACGAGTACCCTACCATTAAAGTTGCTAATCCTTATCTCCATTTCTTTAGTTACTTGTGGGTATGGTGCTAGTAGCAAGGGGAGTAGGCGACCCCGCCCCGCATCAGCCTTGCTTAAGAACTATTCATCGCTAGAGGTTCGGTGTTAAGGGCTTTGCAGCTTGCCACCTAGATGTCACATAACGAATCACGACTAGCGGTAGTTGACCTATGTTTACTACCAGCACTACTACCCACAATGTAAAAGTTCTTAGTGTCGAGGGAGGGGGCTGGCGCTTTCGCTGTCTTCCCCCGTTATCCCTCGACTTACTGGCTGCCGTACTTAGGTTGCTGCCATCCCTTTCGGTTATGGGCATACATCCATATACCATTTACACCTGCACCAGTTTCTTTAGTTAAGGGTTGTATAGACCCTAGGCCGACTACCAGCCGTAGCCGTTGCCGTCGCCGTAGCTGTAGCCGTCGCCGTAGCCGTTGCCGTCGCCGTAGCTGTAGCCGTCGCCGTAGCCGTTGCCGTCGCCGTTGCCGTTGCCGTAGCCGTAGCCGTCGCCGTAGCCGTAGCCGTAGCCGTAGCCGTAGCCGTCGCCGTAGCCGTAGCCGTAGCCGTAGCCGTAGCCGTCGCCGTAGCCGTTGCCGTCGCCGTAGCCGTAGCCGTCGCCGTAGCCGTTGCCGTCGCCGT